TTCATAACTTTCTGGAAAACATCCAATCCTTTCGGTGAGACGTGAACTGTAACATCGGTTACAATATCAGGACCCTCTACTTTCTCTTTAGACGTTTCGCCTGTTTTTGTGTTTCTATAAATTGTTACTGTTGTGCAATCTATTTTATGTATATTATCCGTTTTCATTCTCTCTGTTTATAAGTGCATAACTTACAACACCTGTTATTTCATTTGCTGTATCTGCTTGCATCTTAATAGCATCTCCTGCTTCTAAATTCAAGGTGTCTTTTAACATATTTACTGTAGATTTATTAATTGTTTCGTGAGCTATTTGAATATTAGAACCACCCGATTTTGTTACATATAAATCTGTATCCACATTGGATGCTGTGTCGTGAACTGCCTGCACCATTTTTACAATAGCTACTGCCGATACAGATATAGTTAGAACTGTAGTTAAGTTAGTTGTAGTTAGATCAAATACTGAACTTTTATATTGTATTGTCATGATAAAAAATAATTAAATGCGTCTTGTTCATTTTTTAAATCTTCTTGAAAAGAAAAATTAAGTTGTTGTTTCATTGTTGTCATAGACTCAATAATTTGTCTTTGATTCTCCACATCATATTGTTGTGCTGGTTCAGGTATGTAATTAGTTAATTTAGCCATTATTTTCTAGTTTTATCTACGCCTTTTATTTTGCCTTTATTTTTTGAAGCATAGAATACAGTTTTACCTTTTTTCTTACCATATCTATCTTTCATAGATTTCATTATTTTTTTACCTTTTTTAGTAAGTGGCATGTTATCTCCTTCCGTCTGGTTGAGCGTCCATTCTAAAACTACCATAACGCCAAGTTTCTCCTGCAGCATCATTTTCTATTTTTAAAGATAGTAGTCTTCCTCTCGCTCTAGTATCTACTTTATCTGTAGTGGCTGTTATTGTAAAGGGACCTAAAGGTGAGCCTGTCTGAATATCAGAGGGATAATCCGATATAAATAATGTTACTTTAGAATTACCTACTAAAAATTTATAATCAGGCATAAATCTTCTCATTGACATAAATAGTTCTCCGTCATCAATATCAAAATCTCCAGATCTTATAAAAGCATTAATGGAAGTTCTACCTGAACTATTGACTTGATCGTTTCCTGTTTCGTGAACGTAGTATATTGATGCTCCGTATAGATTAGTAATACCTAATATATCAGGAAATACTGGAGTAGCTGTGTCTACATAATCAGTTGCATACGGTTTGATAAAGACTCCTTGATCTTGATACGTAGTTCTAGCTAATGATGAAGTAGTCCAAACATTTTCTTGATAATTATAAGTCACACATCTATCTATTTGATCCGATCCATTTTTTGGATAAAACCAATTTACTTCTGTATATAAAGAATTAGCTGAAGAATAAATAACATCGGATGAATTAAAATTAAGACCTAGGTTTCCATTCTGAACTGTAAACACAAAGTCTTCCACTAAACAAGGTAGGGCTTTGACAGTACCATCGTACATAAAAAATCCACCTTCATTAGACATCCAATAAACAGCGCCATTAACGTAAGAAGCTGCATGTTGTCCTATGCATCCACAGTTAGTACCAACTTGTCTAACACTAAAAGTAAAAGGTGGACCAACAAATTGAATTACATAAGCAGCCAGATCCGTTATTACAAAAACATAATCCTTACCTTGAAGAGCGGCTCTAATTTCATTACCAGTATCTAATCTAAAAGTTCCTGCAGTATTAGTTGCTGTTGGTGCATAAGTATTTAAATCTTCTTGGTTTGAAAATCTCACAAACATAGGGTCTTGTGTAGTAGGATCACCAATAGTTGTTTCTGTTCCAAAATGAAATAAATGTCTATCTCTGTCAGAGACTAAAGTAAATCTAGACGCTGTAGGGTTACCAGTTGTCGCAAAACCAGATGTAGATTGTGATGCTCGAATACCCCGAGCTCCAGATGCTCCAGCGTTCCACGTAAAAGTTCTACCATCAAATATAGTTGCAACTAATACTTGACCAAAATTATCAAGACTCCAATTTCCTGGATCCAGAATCACATCACTAGTTGCACTTTCAGTTCCCCATGTGCTAGATCCCCATAAATCAGTACCCCAACCATAACCTGCAGTTTGAAACGTTGGTCCTACTTCAACGTAAGGATTAACAGTTGCAGCACCCGCTGCAGTCATACCTGTTCCTCCTTCTGCTCTTGAAGCTTGAACTGTAAACTTGTCTACATCTGGAACAGTTAATATTTCATAAACTTGTTGTAATTCAGTTGGTGTATAATCTGAAGCAGCTGTTACTGTAACAGCTGAAAGGGTTACATATCTTCCTTTAGCTAAACCATGAGATCCTTTATTTACAGTTACAGTGTTTGAACCATTAACTGTTGTTAATGTGCATCCTGTAATAGCTGTATCTAAAGGAGTAATATCAAAAAAATCATTACCGTAATATAAAAATAAACCTTGAGAGGTTCCTATAGCAGCATAACGTTCTCCCGCTAAAGAAGTCCAAGCTAATTGCGCTCTAGCAGCGCCCGGTAAAGTCTTAGATGCAACAGTTAGTTGTTCCCAACCACCTATTTTTTCGGGTGCTGTGTATCTAAAACGTACAAAATCGCCATCTACCCACTGTCCAGGAAGAGCAGAGGGTACGCTTTGTTTATTAAAACCAGGTGCAAAATCTACTTTTTTTAGAGCCATAATTGTGTTATATATTAGTTTTACAGAAAATGAAAGATAGAAAAAATAGATATGATAACAAAGATTAATACAGGTATTCCTATTGGCACCAATAATAGGGTTATAAACAACTTATATGCTACAAAAAATTGGTGTTTTGGATTTGATAAAAATACCTTTATTGATACAGATCAAAAAGATTATGGTTTTTTAGTAGTAACTTATACAGAAACTCAAGAATATCAAAAAAATGATATTTTAAATACTTATGCTCAATTTATTTTTGATATGGTTAATAGTAAATCATTTATGAAATTTAAAAAAATTACTAGAATATACTGGAATTGGTATCATCCAGGGAGTCTTACAAAATTTCATATGGATAACCCAGATGACAACGCTTTTTCTATAATATATAATTTACACAATAATGATGGTGGCACTGAATTTAAGATCAATGATAAAATAGATTTTTATAAATCAATTGCATCAGAGGCTATTGTCTTCCCTAGTAAACTGTATCACAGAGGTATAGCTCCCAAAATAAATCCAAATAGGTTCTGTTTAAATATGGTGTTAGAGATATAAAATGAAGACTAATTTAGTAAGTAATATTGTTTCTGAAAAAGAATTATTTTTTATGTATAATCAAATTATAAGTAGTCCGACATGGAAAATGAATGGTTTGTCAGAACCCGATAGAGGTTTTATGTCTTCACCTGTTTTAATAGTTAAAGAATATAATGATTCAATTACACATTATCCTTTTTATATTTGGGGACAAACTATAGTATATAGAATAGCAAAAATATTAGAAAGTAAAAATATAGGTATACCTACGACCGTAGAAAGAATGTGGTTTAACTGTACTTATCATGGTAAGAAAACTCAACACTGGTTACATCGAGACGATGAAAAAGATCCAAAATTAAAATCAATTTTATTATTTATGACTCCAATTTGGCAACCAGATTGGAGAGGTTCTTTTTATATTGATGGTGAAGAATTTAAATTTAAACCAGGCAACGCGATAGTGTTTGATTCAAATGAATATCACAAAGGAGAATCTCCTGCGTCAGAAACATATAATTGGCAAAGAATATGTTGCAATATAATAGTAGGATAAATTATGGAAGAAGGATTTGACATTCACATTAAAGATAACTTTTTAGATAAAGAAATGTATAAATTAATTTATGATAAAATTTCTTTTTATGTGTACTCAGGTAATTATGGTTATCATAATACAGATGGTAATTTAATAAAGAAACAAAATAGTAATCCAGAACATTTATTTTATGGGGCTACCGTTGAAAAAGATATATCTAATTATATAAGAGAAAAGTGTGAAAAATTATATAATAAAAAATTTAAAGAAAACTACAGCGCATATACAATGGTAACAAGGACTACTCCTATGGTTCATTGTGATAAAGGAGAAAAAACTTCTCATCAAATAATAATTTATATAAAAGGAGATGAAAGTCTTCACAGAGGAACAGGTTTTTATGTAAAAAATAATAATGTACATGAATTAAATACACATATTGGTTTTAAAGAAAACAGAGCAGTTTTTTGGGAGTCTTCAGTTTATCACAGCCCATTAATCTGGAGTGACGATAATAAAAATAAAAGATTTTCAATTATAGCTCAATACAAAGAAAAATAATGATTAATTTTATAGATAAAAATAATAAATTAAATGAAAATAAAAGTAGTTTAACTATTACCTACCCTAGGACTGTAAGTTTAATATTTGGAAATTACCCTTACCCTGAAATAGTTCATAATTTTATTCTAGATATAAAAAATAATTTAGATTCAAATATGCAAAATCATACTAACGTAAAAGGTGGAATGACTAATTGGTATCATTTTCTAGATAAAGATAATTTTAAAAATTTTTTTACTTTTTTAATAAACAAACATCAAACAACTCATCCAAAACTTTTTCAATATTTTTTAGAAAGATATGAAGTTACTAATGCTTGGGGAAATGAAATAAAACTAAATGATAGTTTGAATTATCATACACACCCTTGTTGGCATGGAATTTTATATCTAACAAAAGGTTGTGAGTTACATTTACCAGAATTAAATATAAAAATAACACCTGAACCGGGAGACTATTATATATTTCCCCCTGAAATAATACATGGTTTTGATAAGTCTAAAGAAGAAAATAATAGATACAGTTTAATCTTTAATATAGAACAAGCTAATGAGTTTAATTTTAAGAAAAAAATAGAAGAAATAAATGAAAGAAAAAATAGTTAATATAAATAATTTTATTGGAATATATGACAACTATATTACAGAAGAAGAATGTAACAGAGCTATTAACTTATATGAAGATCAAAATAAATTTAATAATACTATTAATAGAATAGGTTTTGAAAAAGCATCTATCTTAGATAAACAAGATCAACAATATTTTGCAGCACCAAATAATATGAGCATATGGTGGGAAGAATTAAAAACTCTTATGATTAATTTTGATATGGCTTGGAAACATTATGAAAAAAATGTAGGAGCTGCAGCAGCTTATGGAATGAATGATTTTAAATATACTACTTTAAAAATTCAAAAAACTTTACCTACTGAAGGATATCATATTTGGCATTTAGAACACAACAAAGGTTTTGATAACGAACCAAGAGCTTTTGTTTTTTCTGTATATTTAAATGATGTAGAAGAAGGTGGAGAAACAGAATTTTTACATTTCTCTAAAAGAGTAAAACCTAAAAAAGGTAGAATAGTTATTTGGCCCGCTGCTTTTCCTTATATTCATAGGGGTAATCCACCATTGTCGGGCGAGAAATATATACTTACTTCTTGGTTAATGTTAAGATGATAAAGATTATTAACAATTTTTTTGATGATAAGTTATTAGCAAATATACAACATCATATTACCACAAAATTACACTACACTCCTAGTTTCTTTGATGATAAGGAAAAAAATAAAAAAAACTATTATGGCAATAGATTTGTTTTATCTGATGATAAAAATTTATTAGATATATTTATTAAACAAGCAGAAAAAAAATTTAAGATAAAAATAAAAGAAATAGAAGATGACTCTGGTATAGATTTAAGAAACTTAGATCATTTTAAACCTCATCAAGACAGTGCAAAAGTAAATGTTTTAGTTATGTTAAAAGGACCTACAGCAGTTACTAATGGAACTGTTTTTTATACAGGACCTGTAAATAAATGCGACTTAGATATTCATGTAGGATTTAGAGAAAACAGAGCCATATTATTTCCGTCTAATTGGGTGCATTCTAATCATGCAAGTAATGTTCCAAATCTTAGAAGATATACAGCTAGTTTGTTTATTACAGAATATGAAGAGTTAAACAATGATTAATTCATATAATTTATTTGCAGTTCGTATGTCTCATGGAAGTTTACCAATTCCAATAAATATACATAAAAAGATTTTAGAGTTTGTAAAACAAAACTATGAAGAGAAAGATAATATTTCTTGTGTAAATGGTTTTCAATATCATGAGGATTTTGATGGCAAAAAAGAATTAAATGAATTTATAAATAAATATTTAGGAAATGTTCATAACTTAAAAATAACTAATGGTTGGTTAAATGTTTTAGATAATAAATCTTACAACAAACCTCATTGTCATACAGGTAATCAAGTTACACATGCAGCTGTTTTATATCTTTCTAATAATAACAATAATATTAACTTTGTAAAAGAAGGTGATATTTTTGAAATACAACCAAAACTTTTTGATTATCTAATCTTTCCATTTAATTTATTTCATTATGTGTTGCCAGAAGAACGTCCTGAAAAAAGAATATGCTATGCTTTTAATTTAACAGAAGTAACCAATGTCCTTTGATCATAAAATAACCGACCTTAAATTTCACATAGATAAATTAGTGCCCGAAAATGTGTGTCAATATTTTGTTAACTTTTATGAAGATAATATTGAACATGCAAAAACAGAAAGAAGTTATAAACATAAAACAAAAAAACATGAAGAAGATAATTACAAATGTATTAATTTAACTAATCTATATGTAAACGAGAATAAATTTAAAGAACCTTTAGATCTAGCTAAAAAGTACATACACATAATGTTAAAAAATTATGAATTATATATTAAGAATAATATGTGTTCTACATTCGATATAACTAACATGTCTCAATCAAGTAACATTCGTATTTTAAAATATAAGAAAGGAGATTACATTAAAGATCACATAGATTACGACGGCACTATAAGAGCTGCTTGCACGTTAAATTTAAATGAAGATTATGAAGGTGGAGAATTTAGATTTTTTAACGGTCAAATAAAACATTCTTTTAAAATAGGAGACGCTATGTTATTTCCAGCAGAACCCATTTGGATTCACGGAACTGAACCCATTACAAAAGGTATTAGATATTCTATTAATTGTTTTTTACACCAATAATTATGAAGAATAAGAAGTAGGTCTTTCACCTAATCTAGCGATTTTTTCAGCTTCAGTTTCGCCATCAACAACATCATTATCCCATTCATTTTGCAATCTAGTTAAATGTGCAGAATCCCATAAATCTATAAATTGTTGAAAATCTCCAAGATTAGCATCGGCATAAGTACCGTTTGGAGTTGTGTCTCTATATTCTACTTCATCTGTAGTCACTGAAGTTTGATATTGCAAAGCCCAAATATTTGAAAATTTAGATTGATTCCAAAAAGAATCGTTATCAATTATATAACCAGTTGAAGCACCTTGTTTAATAATTATTTTATCATCAAATACTACTGTCCAATTTGCGTTAGTTGCCATTTTTTCTCCTAAGTTTTTATAATATAAATTACTGTTAAATAAGGTTGTAAAACTGAAGTTGCATCTCCAGAGAAATTAGCACTCATATTATGTGAGTGACCCCCTGAGCCACCAGTTGAATAATAAGTCTGTATTGTTGTAGGCCCTGAACCTCTTCCAAAACGAATATATTGGTTACCAGTAGAAGCACCTCCAAGTATGTCGTGTTGGTGAGATGCAACTTGTGCTATTGATATAGCAGTATTTGCTGTTGAACCACCAACGTTTCCAGTTGAAGTTACTGTTTCTGCACCACCTGTTGAAGCTAAAGCTTTGTTATTAGATTTACTTACAGGTACTTTATCTTGTAAATCAGGAACTAAAAAAGTAGATGAACCATCACCCGCACCATAAGTTGTGCCTACCGCTGCAAATAATGCAGAGTAAGTTGATCTTGAAACTGCTTGACCATTACATTCTAGAAATCCTGTTGGCACTGAAGAAGTAGACCACGGTACAATAGTCGCTGTTGGAATTCCCTCGATACCTGTAAGGTTTGCTCCAGTAAAATCGTATTTCGTTGCTTCGTAATTTGACATATTATTTCTCCGTGTAAGTCCATCCTGTTGTAGCATCTCCAGAATATACTAATCCAAAAGCTGCACCTTGTGTATTAACAACAAGATCAGACGCTGCATTAGCTATATTAGAAGAGTTTCTACCAACAGTCAATGCGTTAGTATTGAAATCGTAACCTTGGTCTACAAAAGATACTTCATCCCCTGCAGCTGGTGATGCTGGAAGCGTTATTGTAACTGCTCCTCCATTTGTATTTACTAAAAGTTTAGCACCAGCTTGAACTGTTTCTGCTGCTGATACTGCTCTCCAGTTTCTTTGTTCAGATAATTTTACAATATTAGTTCCATCAGAATATAAGGTATAATTATTTCCTTCACATAATAATACACCTGTTCCTGAAGCTGTTTTAAAAGTTAAAGTATTGTTTGCATGATTACATGCATTTTCAACAAAGTATGTTTTTTCAATTGAGTTTGGAATGCTAACTGTAAGGTTAGAAGCTAAAGTTCCTGTTAATTTTATTACATCATTTTTACCATTTGATACTGCACCATTAGTAAAAGTTAAAGATCTAGCAGCGTTAGTTATATTAAAGGTAGTAAAACCACCAATCGCTTGTTCTAAGATTAAAAGGTTAGTGTTTGTAATTTGTCCCCAAGTTCCTGAATTTTCTCCAGTTGCTTGTACTGTAAGTTTTAAATTTGCTGATGTTGAATTCGCCATATTAAATTCCTTATATCGTTTATTTTATTAAAATAAAGAGAAAGTGTCAAACTCTTTATGCAACGACCTCCCTCCATCCAGGAGGATCTATTGGAGCAGAACCGGTATTTACCTCGTCCCAGATAAGAGCATTACCACTTCCTAGTGTTGGAGTCAACCCAAAACCATTAAAAGTTGCAGTGGCATTTGTAAATGCAGATACAGGGGCAACTCTAGCTAGTAAAGGGAAACCTGTAGGAATTATAGTTTGACCTGGAACAGCTGTAACAGTTCCTAAGTTAGCTGTCATTCCTATACCTGTTACACTAGGTGAAACGCTAATAGAACCTACAGCAGTTCCTAAAGATAAAATAGCTCCATTGCCTGTAATTGCTGCATCTGGTGCAGGGTCAACAATTCCTAAAGTTAATTGAGCTACGTTTAAAGTATTTGCAACAATAGTTGCATCACCATTAATTTCTGTAGGAGTTCCTAAAGCTGCTGTCATGGCAATTCCAGAAACAGTTGCTTGAGCTGATTCATTTGGATCACCCCAGTTATTATCTCCCCAACCAAGTCTACCCCAACCTCCGATATTAGTTGCTGTAACAGTACCTAATCCCATGGTAGCTGCAACACCTGTAGGCATCGCATCAGGACTAGCATCCACTGTTCCTAAATTACTTGTAAGTGCAAGACCTGCTGGAGTAGCAACTCCTAAACCTTCTGCTACAACTGTTCCTAAAGTAGATGATAAAGAAACACCTGTTGGAATTACTATTACATCCCCTTTCATTCCAAGAGTACCTAAATTTCCAGATAAAGAAACACCTGTTGGAACAAGAGTACCTGCGATACCCCAAGCTTGTTCTCCCCATTCAAGTCTTCCCCAACCATTATTAATTTCTGTAGTAACAGATGTACTTCCTAAATTTGCAGAAAGAGCTTGTCCTGTAACAGTGAAAGTAGGATTATTTTGATCTCCCCACTGATTATTACCCCACGTACTAACGCTCCAAGTTTTACCTGTAGCAACATCCATAAGTCCACCCATTCCTATTCCGTGGACATAACATAAATAATAAAAATCAGGGGATGCTACATTTATCTCAACATACCTAGTGGTTGCCGCATTAAATGTACTTGTGTTTGTATAGTCAGAAGAACTTGCTGGAGCGTCTAAATAATAAGTTACGCCAGAAGAAATAATTCCAGACGTAGATGTGTTAGTAGAAAAAATTAAAGGATGATTGTCATTAGAGGCATCACTTTGTTCAAAACGTAAAACGGATGAAATAGGCCATATAATATTTCCTGGTCCAGATGAACTTCTAGCACCATCTACATAGTATACATTACCAGTACCTCCACCATACAAGTTACCACTTGCGACAGTGACTGTATAAGTTTTATCCGCCATAGGAGCTTCCTCCTATTAGCCCGATATTCTTAGTATCGCTGCTGTTGATGTTGGTGCTGGAAACTGAACTGTAAACGTACCTGAAGTAGCTGTTTTATCTGCTCCGAAATCTAAAACACAAACTGCAGAGTTAGTAGTCGCAGATGATGTGTTGTAAATTAAAGCTCCTCTTGCTGTCAACGTAACGTTTTGAAATGACAGGTCAGCAAAGTCTGCTCTTGCAACACCAGCTGTTAAAGAAGTTGGCGCATTAACAAGTGCACCTCCACCAGCTGAATAGTTTGCTGATGTAACTTCGTTAGTTGGTGCAGAAGTTAATAGAGAAGTTGTTGCTGAATTAAGAGTAGCTGAAGAAGTATAAAGAGCTAACTTATATTTATCACCACCAGATTGTGAAAAGTTTGAATCACCCTCTAGTAGTAATTTTTTAAAGTTGTTTGCAATCGCTTGTGTTATAGCCATAGTTTTCTCCTTACTGTTTTCCTATTCGAGGAACACCACTTTGATATTCATCTCGTCTTCGTCTTCCCATTTGTTCTATTGAGAATCCTTTGACTGCTTCGACATATTTTTTATCATATAATTGGAGCATGTCAACGGGTCCTTTTAAAAATCCGTAAGCCTCTACTAGGCAAGCATACAATAAACCGTTGGGAAATTCGGTGCTTAAGTATGTAGTGGTATTTGTACTAGATAATCCAGTTGGTTTCAAGATATAATTTAACTGAATGGTATAAGTTTGATCTGGGGTAGGAGCTACTACTATTCTAGTTTCGTCCCAGTTGCTGTAATATTTAGGTACTCCTGTTGTTGCGGTAGGGTTAAATTCGGACATAAAACTTGTATCTCTAAACTGTAAAAAATCCCTGTTTTGATTTGTATCCCCAGTTGCTAATTCAGAGTCTACTATTTGAGCTGATCTTACAATTAATAGATCCGTTGGTACATCTATAAATCTAGTAGCTGCAATTAAATTAGCTGTAGCGTAACGTCTGTTATTATCAGAATCTACTTCTCTCAAAATTCTAAATTCGGCATCATTAATGAAACCATTTAAAATAGTGTCAGTAAATACGTTGCTGGATACTTCTGTGTAGTCTATAATTTTTTGTTTTAATTCGTCGTATGTCATTAACTTCTCCCGTCCGTTATATTAACATTTAAAGGACCAGCAAGGCAACCATTTCCTCCAC